CCTAAACCACTTAGAAGGGAGTAGGAGTTTGACTAAATTCCTACTAACAGTATCGCTAGCGTTAGAGAGGTCGAGGGTACAGAGATGGCCTCTGATAGAGGCCTCGCAGGCAAGCTGCCTATGAATATCCTGACCGTCGCTGAGATTGATCCCTGGCGGTGACAACGAAGCACTGTCGTCACGTTCAGGGAGTCTAATACCAGCAGCTTTAAGCCGTCTACGAATAACCCGCCCGTAGGCAAGTTGATAGAAGAGATTAATACTAGGTTCAATGGCAATGCCACGGTCCTTAGTACAATCTTTGTCCACCGTTGTGAAACGGTTTCCACGGATAAAGGTAACCTCTCGATCTGAGTCAGCACAGGCTTTCGCCCATAAAGTGCCAGACCACGGGAAGTGGTAGGCCCAAGCCTCAGAAGTCAAAGTAGGTTTGGAGGACATTTTGTCCGGAATCGTTGTGAAACGACCCCTATCGCCAAAAGTAGCACCAGGTCCGAATCTGCCTTCGACAATGTCAGGGCAAGGACCAAGTATCGAGGCAATAATTTTCTGAACCCGGCTGATATAGTCGGGAACACCGTTACCCAAGGCTCGAGTTTCCTCGAGGAATAAGTACGGATAAAGCCTCCTGTTGGTGCCCAAGCAAGTACGCTCACAAGCTAGAAACGAATCCTCAGCGACGGCCTTACGGTCGAAAGAAGTGGGTAAGTTAACTAACTTGCGAAGGATACTGGAAGCGGTGGCGTCACGCCAATAGCTTTCGGCATCTAAATACAAGCTTGGATCAGTCTTCATATTAGCAAGCTGATCAAACTCACCGTTCCGCAGCAATATGGCTGCCTTAAGTGAAACGGGAGTGGCGAGATCTTCGAAGAGTCGAAAGATCGCTTTCTCCACCTGATGGGGTAGAAAGTTAGGTTCCACGGTATCTCCTAATAAAGGGGATAGCCTCCAATCACAGGAGGCAAGACGAAGGTACGAACAACAATTAAGTTGGAGCGTACCCACCCTGGAATACACCCTTCACCAGAGCGGCAGCCATAAGGTTACCAAACTGGGCGCCAAATTCATTGGCAGTTGCGGCGTCCATCTCGAGAGGGAGGACTCCTTCAACACGAAGGTTAGCACGGGTCAGGACTTTCGTCAAACTCGTGGTGGAATCCGTATACACCTTCGGGTAGGAGTACTCGGCGACCAACTTGCGAGAAGTATTGGAGGCATTTTGTGCCGTCCAAATACGGAGCTCGGGCTGCTGGCCGGGAGTACCCGGAGCGGTGGTGGAACGGAAGACAGCCGGGGACTTATCACCCCCAGAGGCTGCCACGACGGCATAAACAATATCCGTCGTTCCATCGTTTTTCTTGATGGTGATTGCGGTTGCGGTAGCCATAGTAGGCTCCTTCAAAGGATAAGGGGTTTTACACTAACGGATGTTAGCGCAATTTCTGCAGAAGCAGAGATATCGCGGTGGCACCGCGAATAGGTGAGAAGCCCTTGAAGGGTCTCACCCGGAAAACTGGGGATTCAATTCCAGATCTCCGGCCATGGAAGCGTGAGTCATAACGGATGTCGAGATAAATCTCGCCAGTAGAGTGCCCAGAGGGCACACTAAAATTGCCGTAATGCCACAACTCTTTCTTCGTGGACTTTTGAAAATAGCTCGTGAACGACTCCGATAAGGAGACGCCCATGAAATCGGTGTAGCTAGATAGGACTTGTCCTACGTTAGCAAACCAATCAACAACAAAGCTGAAAGGTACCAATTCCCAAGCTACCGAGGCTGGGTTCACAAAGCCCAGCTGAGAAGCGATGAAGAGGTTCGGGTTAGAAACGCTCACCAAAGCACTCATCTTAACGTACTGTTTATTTTTAATTTCGACAATACGATAAGAAGTACTGTTATGATCATCCTCAGAGCGGGATGACGATTCACCGACGCCGACCGCATTGACCCTTTTGGGGATATACGGATCGATCAGTGTATCAATAGCAGTACCGATGTCCTTAACAAGTGGTTCCCAACCAAAATGGTAGGCAAGCCAATTGTTAGCTAAGGACTTCTTCCTCGAGACCCCAGAAGGGGCTTTGGTAAGCTTTAAAAGCTTAGCAGCCTCGAAGAACCTACGACGAGCCACCAAAGTGGTAAAACGGGTCAATGTGGTAGTAATACCCACAATAGAATCCGTAGCCTGCTTAGCCTCAATGAGGTTAACAGCCCACTGAGATTGCTCATTAACGGCGGAAACGAATTTGGAGTAGCACTGATTCACAGCTAACTCGCGAGAGATAAGCTCATAATCAGGCGCCAGCCCATAGTAACCGCCAAATGTAGAACCGTCACGATAGTCACGATAAGAAATAATATTCTTAAAGTTATAATCGTACTCTAAAGGGAGGTTGTGAGGCCTCCTTTGACGGTACCATTTACGAAAAAGATGACTCTTGACCAAAGCAGAGCCAGGCCAAGTTTGATCACGTGTAATCGTAAACGGTCCAGTTACTGGATTAACCATTGTAGACTCCTAGGAGCCAAAGGGAAAAAACCAGCCCCGTGTAGGTTAGGGGGATAACTGGGAATCTATCTCAAGGCCATATCGACCATGTCTTGGTCGATCTTGAGAAGATCACTGGAATCGACTGACGTCGAGACCAGCGGTAAGCCAAATTATCGGGTCTAAACCGATAAGGAGAAAAGAGAAAAAATCTCCGCAGGTAAGTCCT